CTTCTGGTCAAGCTGGCGCACAGCAAATTCAAGGTCTTGCCACACCTTATCAACAAAAGGGCGCAGAGTTGCAAGCACAGGCACAGCGCGGAGAACTCACGCCTGCTGGTCAACAGTCCCTGCAAGCATTGCAAGCGCAGGCTGCACAGGCTGCACAGTCCCGTGGCGGCGTAGGTTCACAGCAGACACAGGCACAGGTAGAGGCATACCGCCAGCAGTTGTTGGCCCAACAGTATGACTACGGCCTGAAGTTGTCTGGTATTGGTGACAACATTGCACTGGGTGCTATCAAGACTGGTCTGGAAGCTGACCGCTATGTCCAGCAGTTGAACAACTCGTTCTACACAAACATGGCATACATTGCTTCTGGCATGTCGCCCGGTCTTAGGGTAGGGGGTAATCAATAATGGCTGCGTTAGACAAAATCACAGGAATGCCTGCGCTGCCAGTTACCAGCGCGTTCAGGGAGTCTATGCCAGCGGCCCCTAAAGGTCGCATCGGGCCAAAAGAACTTGCGCCAGTAGAAGAAGAGTTAGGGACTGAAATTGCCAAAGCAACACAAAAAGTTGGTGAGGCTGATATAGGCATTGAGAAAGCTAGACGCGAAGAAAAAGCTCGTGAACTAGAAACCAAAGCCACGGGTCTGCAAAAGTTTTCTCAAGAGACTGAGCAGATGCCAGAAAAGCAAACATTAAAAGATTTGCGTGAACAGCAGCGTGGGATGGAGTTCATTCCTACTAAAGACACCGCACAAGATGTTGCGGGTTTGTTTTCGTTGATTGGCGTCATCGGCATGGTTGTTGGCAGAGGAAACGCTCAACAGGCTATGGGCGCTATGAACGGCATGTTGGAAGGTCACCGCAAGGGCCGTGCTGATTTGTTCAAGCAACAAGCAGCAGAGTTCGACAAGAACTTCAAGGCTATGCAGACCAAAGTGTCTTCCGCTCTTGCAGAATACCAAGAGGCTTTAGAGCTTAAGAAAACTGACAAAGAAGCTGGCGAATTGATGGCTCAAGCCGCTTTAGCAAAAGCAGAGTCTCCTTTGTTAAAGGCAATGAAAGACAAGCAGGGTGATGTTGCTGTTTTAGAGCGTTTGAAGGAATCTAAAAAAGCAATGACAGAAACCATGCCAAAGCTAATCAATGATTTGCAAGACAAAGCGGCTGAACGCGCAATAAAAGAAGAGCAAATTCAAATAAGAAAAGAAATTGCAGAGATGCGGGCCAGCGGAGCAAGTAAGGCAACGCAGCAGCAATTTATTGTTCAGCGTTCTGTTAACGCTCTTGGCGGCGTGGCATCTGCTGTTGAGGCTTTAAGTCAGTTGCCAGCGGGTTCAACTGTTGGTATTTTGGGAAACCTAACAACCAAAGACGGCATGATGAATTACATGCGTAATGCTGCCGGAAGAACAATGGCATCTTCTGAAGCAAAGGCTGTGGAGACATTGTTTACTGGTATTACCCGTAACCTTGCTGCTATTGAAGCAAGTGGAGCGGCAACTGGCTTGACTGGCTTGGCCTCTCAACTTGAGAAGCTGCGTCCTGTTGCTGGCGACAAGGCGGTTGATGTTGCGTTGAAAATGGCTGACATTCGCCGTATTGCAACTGAGAACATTCAGCCTCTCATTGATTCTGGTTTGATGCCTGTACAACAAGCTGGCACAGCTAAAGCACTTGTTAAGAGGATTGAGTCTGCAATCCCTTATACAACTGACGAAGTTGTTAAATCCGCTTACGGTGGCAAAGGCAAACAAACAATGGGTGAGGCCGGGGCAGAAGTTGCAAGGCCATCAAAATCGTACTCGTCTGAAGCAGAGGCAAATAAGGCGTTTGAAGCTGGCACTTTAAAAACTGGCGACAAAATAATTATCAATGGTGTCAGAGGCACTTGGGAGTAATCATGCCATTTGTCCCAGAAAAAGAAACCAAGTCCAGTAGATTCAAACCAGACACGCAAGTTTCTGAAGCCCCGACTTCAGTTGAAACGGGTGGTGCTGCTTTTGGTGTTTACCCTAAACAACGCGCCACGCCTAGTTCACCAGAAACTCAAGAAGCTGCACAAAAAGCCGCTCAATTTGGAGCAGATGTTTTAGGTTTTACTGTCCCTGAAGAACCAGAAATGTCTCCAACTGCTGTTGGCGTGTCTGCTGGACTGGGTGCTGGTGCTGGACGCTATGGGCCTGCTGCATTGAAAAAAGTGGGTTCTCTTGTTAGCAAGATTCCTACAGCGCCAACAAGAGTTGCTGGTGGGGCCATGCAAGCGTTAGGAACTGGTTTGCAAGCTATTCCATCTACCAGAAGAACTGTATTGCCAGCAGTGGCAATGGGAGGCACAGAGTTGGCTGGTCAAGTTGGTGAGCAAATGGGGGTTCCCCGTGCCGCAACAGATTTAGCAACGCTTGGACTTGGCCCTTCTGTTGGCAGAAAAATTGGTGAAAGTTTAGTAGGAACAACAACAAGAACAGGTGAGGCTTTGGCAAAAAAAGCTGAAGGCCTTGGGTTCAAGTTGTCTCCCGCTCAAGTTCGTGCCGATGTTCCAGTTCCAGCAAAAGGGGCAACTTTCTCTTCTGAACAAAATCAAAAACTTGCAAATGAGTTAGCAAGTTCTGGAACAGGAAAAAAAGTAGAAGAAATAAGTTCTGAATTTATTGGCAAAAGACTTAAAGAACTTGGTAAAGAGTTTGACAATGTTTACAAAGGCAAGGTTTTTAAGATTGACCAGAACGCTGTTAACTCTATCCAGAACATTCTTCGTGAAGAACTTGCGGCTATTGGACCTTCAGGTACATCTACCGTCAAATCTGCCGCTGATGACATTATCAAAAACTTTCAAAGTTTGGCTTCGCAGGCTGGATTTGTTCCCGGTACTTTTGCCATTGAAGGTGAAGGTTTGCAGAGACTTCGCAACGCTTTGACGGAAAGAGCAAGGTCTACAAGCAGGTCAAACGCTCATGAAATTTATGAACTTGTTGACCAGATTGATGCAAGCATTGCTAGGAATCACCCTCAAGTTGCAAAAACTTTAGAAGAGTTGCGTCCTAAATATCGAAACTCAATCATCCTTGAAGACTTGTATCGTTCTGGTGGAATTCGTCAAGGAAACATCAGTCTTGAACAACTTGGCAATATGCTGCGTGGAAAACGTGAGGCTGTTCGCATGACAGGTCGAGACATAGATGAGCTTGGTGAACTTGGAAGAGAGTTGAAGCTAAGAGCAAGATGGGAAACCGAAGGTCGCGCTGCAACCGGGGGTGAAGATGTGCTTGGCAAGATATTGGGTACTGGTTCGGACATAGCTGGAAAGCTAACTGGAACACGGGGTTCTACCGCCAGAAGTCTTCAGCGTTACCTATCGGAGCAGTGATGGCTAAGAAAAAAGAACGTGGCATCAACCCGGAACTTGAGAAAGCTATCAACACGTTGATGGCTACTGTGATGACTGACCCAGAGGCGTCCATCACAGACAAGATGAAGGTGATTGACCGTGCGCTCAAGCTGGAAGCCCTCAAGATGAAGGATTCTGACGATGAGTGGGGTTCTGGATTTGGATTAGACGATGATGATGATGCGTGATAACATGATTATGTCATTATCAAAAGGAGTCCTACATGGATGCTGCGTCCGTCATTCGCCTAGCGTTAGAGGTCATCTCAGACCGCTTAATAACCATTCTGGCTCTCTTAACATCGTGTGGCCTAGGCTGCTGGACGATGTGGGGGCCGCAGTGGGAGAGGGTCGTAACACTAGCAATTTACGTATTTTTCGCGTATCTTCTGGTCAACTCTAAGGAGAAAAAACATGAGTCTGAAACCTAAACATCCTGCTTTCAAACCAGAGCAGAAACACCAGCGTCCGCATGAAGTTAACCAACAGATTGCTGGCTCTACTCGTCCTCAGTTGCCCCGTGATGGCTCTGCTAACGGTCAAAACCATGTCCGGGATAGGATGCCTGCTGGCTTCATCTCTACGTGGGCTTTTGGCACGGGTGACCAGACCAAGTATTCCACCACCTCTGGCGGTGGCAAGAAGGTGTACTGATGGCTAATAACATCCCGTTTCAGGCCCAAGGTAAGACGTACAAAGCAAACGTCACAACCAGCAGCCAGACCATCACAATCACGGCTGACAGCCCTTGTAATCAGTTGTTGGTGTCAAACCATCAGCCAACTGGTTCTGGTGGTCAGCCTGTGTATTTTTTGGTTAGCTCTAACGCAAGCGTAAGCGTAGCAGCACCCTCTAACGGTTCACCTCAGTATTGCTTGGTTTCTGTGCCGGGTTCGATTAAGTCGTTCACTGTGCCCAACCAATTAAGCTCAGGTAACGTCTACGTTGCCTTTATTGGTGAAGCAGCATCTGAGTGTTACTTTACGCCCGGTGAAGGGTTCTAAGGGGTAAGCTATTGACCCGATAACCGCATTTGCTGCTTGCAAGGCTGCTTATGCGGGTATTCAGGGTGCTATCGGCATCTACCAAGACCTCAAGAGGACGGGTAACGACCTGTCTGGCATTGCCCACGAAGTCGGTGGGATGCTGTCTTCTTTCTTCCAAGGTCAGCAGCACCTAGAAGAACACTACACCCAGAAAAAAGAAGAGCAGAAGAAAGACGCTGCTTCTGGCAAACCCCGTAACGTCACGATGGAAGCTATCGACAACGTGTTGATGGTCAGACAGATTCGTCAGTACTACAGGGATTTGGAGCAGATGGTCAGGTGGGAACTGGGTATGCCTGACTTGTGGGCAGAGATTGTGGAAGAGCGTGACAGGCTGCTGAAAGAGAGAAAGATTGCCAAACAGGAGGCAGACCGTCGGGAAGAGCAAGCAAGGCTAAAAAGAGAGTATTTGATGTATGTATTACGTCAGCGCGTTTACCTTGTTATCGCTATCATTCTGGGGGTTTGTTCAATCTTTGGGTCTGTATGGGCAATAAAGGAACTGGTGGAAGCGGACAGGATAAGACGGTGGGGATACTAAGGGTCACCATCTGGATTCTGACCGCTTTACTTGTTGCCGTTGTTATGGAATTATCTTACTGGTGGGCGTCAGAAGAGAAAATCATAGCTGACCGCAAGATAAGCAAGCTCAAGAGGGAACTGGAAATCTGTCGAAGGGAACAGGACAATGAATGACCTACTCAATCTACTTAAGGGTATCGCGCCGACATTGGCGACAGCGGTTGCCGGGCCACTGGGCGGTGCTGCCATTACTGCTCTGGCTAGTAAGTTTGGCGTTTCTGACAGCGTTGAAGCTGTGGCAAAGGCTATCACTGATGACCCTGCGGCTACACAGAAGCTCCAAGAACTAGAGTTGGAGTATGCCAAGCTAGATGCTGCTGACCGTGCTGATGCTCGTAAGGCAGAGGTGACGATGGCTACTAGCGAGAACGCACCCATTCTGAACAAATCTGTGACGCCAATCCTTGCCATCATTATTGTGATTGCTTGGGGATTCATTCAGTATCACCTACTCACGCACATTGTCCCCAACGAAATGCGTGAAATCATCATTCGTGTGCTTGGAACACTGGATGGTGCGCTGGTGATGGTTTTGTCTTATTACTTTGGTGCAAGCCACAAGCATTGATATGCAACTCTCAGAACACTTCACACTAGATGAGGCTACGTACAGCGAGACAGCTATTCGTATGCACATTGACAACAACCCAAGTACGCTGCAACTTGAGAACATAAAAGTAGCGGCAGAGAGACTGGAGGCCGTCCGTGCAGTTACTGGACCACTACGCGTTAATTCTTGGTTGCGTCTGCCTGATGTTAATGTGGCTGTGGGAGGGTCCAAGGTCTCCTCTCACATGGATGGGTGGGCTATTGATGTCTCTAGCTCTAATCATTCACCTTATGAGCTTTGCCAACTGGTGAAGAAAGCTGGTATCAAGTTTGACCAGATGATTCACGAATATGGTCGCTGGATGCACATCTCTTTTGCTCCTGAGATGCGTCAGCAAGAGTTGACCATCTATAAACCAGAGGGCAAGTACAAGCCCGGTATCCTGACGGAGGCTGAGTACCATGCCTAAAAAGAAGCCCAACCTATCTGTCGGACGGGGTGAGAAACTCTCTGTGAAGTCAGGTGGTGGGCTAACTGCTAAAGGTCGTGCCAAGTACAACAAGGCCACTGGCAGCAAGTTAAAAGCTCCTACCAAGTCTGGCCCCCGTCACAAGTCGTTCTGCGCTAGAAGCAAGAACTGGAAAGGTGAACGGGGTAAAGCGGCACGTAAGAGATGGGGATGCAGATGAAGAAGACACCAAAAGCAAAGCGCGGGTTGTACTACAACATCAACAAGCGCAGGAAAGCTGGTCTGCCAGCAAAGAAGCCCGGACAGAAGGGTTACCCTACTGCCAAGGCTTTTAAGAGAGCAGCAAAGACTGCCAAGCGTTAAGGTGCTGGCAGTAAGCCACCCTCAAACAAGTATGTGCCAAAGTGCCCCAGACGCACCCACGGAGCAGCCCATATCTTGTGACCGTTAAGGCGGGCCACACGGCAGAAGTGGTAGTCCTCTGACAGCAGACGCTCCGTGCCGGGTTCTATAGAGCAAGCAAAGTATTCAGTGATACGTGCATCCTGAATGTTGCTGTTGATGATGGCTACATCATTGACATAGCTCTCCACCTTGTCTTTCAAGTCCAGCAGCACTTCTCTCTTGATGAGCATGAACCCTGTACCACCTGCCCAGACTTCCACAGGTTTGTCCACAGGCACAGTCACAGCCCCTGCATAGTCCACAAGGTTGACCACCAGAGAACCTGTACGCTTTGCTAGTTCGTTGACAGGTGTACCGTCCTGCACAGCCTTCTCGACTGCATGCCAGTTGATTTCCTTCTTGGGGTAGATGCCGCAGATGATGCCAACATCAGCAGCAATCATCGGAGGAATGTCGTTAGGGTCAAACTTAATGTCTGCGTCAATAAATAGCAGGTGGGTACATTCTGATTTCAAGAACTGGTGAACAAGAGCGTTACGCCCGCGCTGTATCAAGCTCTCGTTGAACATGCTGGAGAAGCTCATATCCATGTCGTGATGCTTCATCACGTTAGTCATGGCGACCAGAGAGTTGGTGAAGTAGCCTGTACACATGCCACCATACATAGGGGTAGCAACAAAGATGTGAGTCTTTGATTTCTTGACTTTCTTCTTAGCCATTGTTGTTACCTTTCTGGTCTGTCTTCATGATTTCCATAGCGTCAGAATAGCCAGAGGTGTAGGCGATATTCCAGATTTCCTGCAAACTCATGCTGATAAGACGGTGGCTGTACTCAACAGCGTTCTTGCCTTTTTCCAGAGAGTCTTTGCTAGGTTGAATTTGTTGTGGTTGTGTCATGAAATGTCCTCTATACGTAGAACGTATTTGTTTGTTTTTGCTGACTTGCGCCAGCCATGTACGTGAATCTTGATACCAGCTTCTCTGACCTTTGCTACCGTGTCAGAGGACCGAATCTTCTTTATCCTGTCTGCAACAGCACTAGCAGTCACTTGCACTGCAAGCACTTCATCTCTTTTGATTGCCAGCAGGTCACACCACCCCCAGAGGTCTTTGCGGATACGTGCAAAAGGATTCCAGTGTTCCACGATTTCAACGTGGTAGCCTTGCTCTCGCAGGTAGTCCAGCGACCTCTTGGTGGGTGATGTTTTAGTAGCCATCAGAACGGCACATCGTCATCGTTCATGCGGTGACTGACCTTTGCATAGGCAGGTGTCACTTCCTTGTCAATCTGACGTTGCTTCTTGCTCCAGTTATCTTCTGACAGACTGAGCAGGTTGTAGCCCCTGCTGGTGGGTTTCTGCCATGCCGCCAGCTTCAACTTCTCTCCGGCCTTGTAGTCCATCTCTAGGACGATGAAGCCTTTGAAGTCGGGAGACTTGTCCCCCTTACGCTGTGCTTCTTCTTCCCAGTACATCACGCCCTTGCCGGGCTTTTCGTTGTGTAGGTTACTCATTGGTTGCCTTTCTGTAGTGATAGCGGGCAAACTCTGCGCCGCCTTGTTTAACCATCTCTGTAAAGATGGGGTGTCCCTGCTTTCTAAAAACTTCGATATGTGCAGCAAGTCTGAAACTCCCGTATTTATCTAGGGCTTCTTGTGGGGTAATCGGCCCTATGTCCATCAGGTGTTTCAGAAGATTTCCTCGCTGTGTCCCGTGTCTTGAGAGGGCAGAGACTTTGGGGCTTTTGGGCCTTGTGGTACTCCCAGTGCAACAAGCTCAGTACGCAGCTTAAGTTTCTGGAAAGAATCTAGGTTGCCAAGAATCTCATCATTCTCTTGTTCCAGCGCGGCAAACTTCATAGGCTTTTCAGCTTCTGTAATCTTGAGAGAGTTGTGGATTCTGAAGACCATCTGAGCGTAGCCACCTATCCATTCTTCCTTGGTGTGGTAGGCGGCATAAGGCTCTTCTGTGTTGGGTACATATAGTTTGTAGGCTCCAGACGCTTCCTGAATATCCTGTACCGCAGTCGGAAGTACGTCTTCCACCCGCTCTGCCATGCCCATGTCTTTGGGTTGGTTCTGGGCTTGGGTTGGTTTCTCAAAGTCAGAGACTTCTTCCGGCGTGTATACCCCCACGACACAGCCCGGATAGACAGAACGGATGCCCTCTGAGATAACACGGGCACGGAGCATCGCTCGGGGATAGTTCTTCCAATTATCTTTGTTGGCAATCCCAATCCTCTTTGCTTGTTCAAGACTCCAAGACAGTTCAAGTGTGCCCCCTTGAGGGTGGCTAAATAGGCCCGTGACTTTTGCATCTGTGTATTCCTTCCATTCAACCTTGCCACCAGCCTGCTGGAAGCGGGCCAACATTGCGTCTGCTTTCAGGGCAGGGCGTCCTTGAATAACGTGAAAGTCACGCATAGCTACAGCGGGGTGTAGGTTCTCTGCTTGGCACAACAGCATGATTGCCATAGCTTCTTGTGGGTTCTTAAACCCGAACATCTTGCTACCAGCGGCTACTTCTGCCATTTGTTGCATGTCGTTAAAGGGAACGATGTTGCTCATAGAAACTTCTCCAAAAGAGTGATTGCGGTATCAATGACTGAACTTGTAGCCATGATGTAAATTGCAAAGTCGGTGTTAGTCATGCTTGACCTCTCTCGCTTTCAGCATTGCGTCTGCCATCTTGTAAGAGGCGATTGCAGTCTCTTCTTGACCGTTCTCGACTTTGTATTGATAGTCTGAACAATATCCCTGCATGGCATGAATGGCTATGTAATCACGCAAGGTCATACCTTCTGACATGGTGGTGACCCCGGTGGTGGGGTGACGGTGTTGGTAGGGGTATGCGTACATGGTGAACCTCACTTGATTAAGAAACGGCGGGAGCCGGGGACTTCCACAACAAACTGTTGGTAAATGTCTGGCATGGCTTGCTGGAACAGGGTGGAGGAGAACTTCTTGCTAGGTTTAGCGTTCTTCCACGTAGCTATCACTTGGCCCTCTATGTTGGCAAGCACAGCGTTGTCACCCATATACCCGGAGATAAGGGTCTGTAGAGCCTCCTCACGCTCCTCTAGAGCCTTCTTATCTCGCTTGATAAGGGCTAGGTGGCGGCAAGCCTCTTCTACGCTTGCAGAGGCCATCTTTGTGTTGCCCCCATCTGTGGGGTACATGAGTTTTACTTGGTCGGTGGACTCTGGCGGGAGGGGTTGCTTTGTCATCACCCGCGCCCAGACCTCTGCCATTTGCTTTATGAGGTCATTCTTTTGTTCTTCATGTATGTCAAAAGAGCAGAGGAAGAACTCTTGACCACCGAATAGGACAGCCAGATAAACCTTGTCCACCCCGAACACGGTTGCCTCATGTACAAGTTGAGCCATATCAGCAGCAGGGATGATTCCAGTCTCAGCATCGAACTTGTTGCGTACAGCAGCGTTGTAGTTCTTGCATTCCACCAGAACCGTCTTACCATCTTGTTTCCCTGCAAAGTCAAAATGAGAGCGCAACCAAGCCTCTTTAGGGTGGGTTAGAGCGTCTTCTATCTTGGTTAGCTCTATACCTAGCTTGTGCTGTGCCAGACGCCCTATAACGGGTTCCATCACGTGTCCCATCTGTACAGCTTCAACCTCTGACAGGTCGGGTATTTCCATCATGCCTAGCTTTGTGAGGATGACTTCGTTGGCCTTGCCTTGTGCGACACGGCGGGAGTCACCTGACCAGATAGCGGAGTTACGGGTTTGTGGGGAAAAGTCAGACATGGGAACCTCCTGAAAGTAATTCGTTGACCTCTGATTGGGTTGCGAACGGGATAGAGATGGGGGAGTGGTGTTTACCGTCAAGTCCGCAAGACATGTGAGCAAGACGCTCCACGTTTGCAAAATTGTTGGGGGGTTGGACAGGTAAGCCAGAGACTAGGCTTATCTTCGGGGGGATTCTCTGACACAAGCCCACTTCTGGATTCTTGGGAGCGTCAGGGTTTGTCTCGAAATGAGAGCAGGTGATGCACAGATTCATAAGGTAACTTCCTTTTGTTGAGAT